AGCCTGGACCCGCACCGTTACGGTCAGCTTCAAAACCGCAGCGGGTCAGCTTCACGATTGGCTTACCCAGGATTTCGCAACCAAGGCTTCCATCGCTGACACCAGTGCAGCAGGAACCGCCTCCATTGTTTCGACCACTCTTTCCGTTGTCAATGGGGTTGCCACCATCGTTGTAAGCGGTGATGCAGCCGCCTGGTTGGCTGCTGAGACTGACACCCTGACCATTGCCGCACCGACCGTCTTGGGCGTGGCAGTAACCGGCAAAACCAGCGTCCAGACCTTCGCATAATAAACAACACCCACCACGCCTCTCGCGGCCATGAGGTCAATGGTGTTGGTCGAAGCGCACCCCCGGCGGGTTCCTCAATCATTGGGCAGTTGCCAGAGTGGTAATGGGTCGGACTGTAAATCCGAAGCCTCACAAGAGCGGTGGTTCGAATCCATCACTGCCCACCAACAATCAACGAGCAAAAGGATACAAAATGGCCAAATACGAACAAGGCGATGCACCGGCGGTACTCTTCAGCGGCGACAAAGTTGTTTTCGCTTTTACCTGCCGCCAGCTTGAATGTGACAACTCGGATGGCTTACATGAAATCCTGATTGGTGCCGGAGCCGTATGTATCGAAGGCGCACCACTTGGCCAGCCGGTCAAAGCAAAAACTACTGAACCGGAAGGCTTTACCGGCATGACCAAGCCCCAAATCGCAGAACACATCAAAGCTGCATACGGGGTCGACATTGCTTTAAATCAAAGTCGTGCCGACATGATGGCCAAGGTTGCCGAAGTTCTCGCACAGGTAGCCGGAACTCCAATCGCCCAATCTGTTGATGTTGGTGACGAGGGAAAGGCGGCTGAGTAATGGCTTTCCTCGAGGAAACCGGCCTCATTGTTCCTGGTAGCTGCTCCTATGTGACCGTCCTTGAGTGCGACACTTACATGCTTGAGAACGGGTATTCAGCTTGGGGCGACCAAGAGGACGAAACCAAGGAAGCAACTCTGCGACAAGCGGCCCGATACCTTGATGGTCATTACCGCAGTCGTTGGAAGGGGCAGAAAACAGACCCAATCAACCAGCCGATGGAATGGCCCCGCATTGGTGTAAAGGTTGCCGAGTACATCCAGTTGCCTTATGCCAACCCTTCCTACGATCCAGAGGTTTACGGATACTTGGGAGTAGATGTCATTCCGCAACGGCTAAAGGAAGCTCAGTGTGAGCTCGCTTACCGGGCATTGTCTGGTCAGTTGGCGGCAGACGGAGACATCTCTATCAAGCGTGAAAAGCTTGATGTGATTGAAACCGAATATGCCACTGGCGTTGTCAAGGGGAAAGTCGCGTATCAGGTTGTTGATCAACTTCTAAGTGACCTCATTTGTTCTTCCTCCTCTATCGACATCTCAAGGAGTTAAGAATGGATCAAGCCGGGGTAACATCGACAATGCGAAAGAAAGGGCAGAAGATGGTCCTTACACGCAAGACGATATCAGCTTTCGATGGTGCCACCGGTGCGACTACTGAGACCACTCTTACTTGGGATGTGTACGGCATCACCAAGAATTATACCCTGTTCAACAATGCCGGATCTCTTGTTCTTGCAGGAGACAAGAAAGCACTTATTGAAGCAGGGGTTGTTGTCCCTGCTCCAGGTGATTTACTGCTTATCATGGGTGTAAGTTGGACTGTCATTTCGGTTGATCCACTTTCTCCACAAGGCGTCAACCTTATGTTCACCTGCCAGGTACGACGTTGAGTAGCGCATTCACCGTATCCATCAAGGCGTTCGAGGACAAGACCGGCGAAACGATCAAGAAGGTTATGCGTGGCATTACTCTTGAAACCTTTGGCCGGGTAATCGACCGATCTCCAGTATTGACCGGCATGTTCAAAGGAAGCTGGGGAATACAAGTAGGAAGCCCATTTTCGGGGTCTGGTGGCGGAATTGGCGCAAGCACTGACTTCTCTACGCTTTTCACCTGGAACGGTAAGGGGGCCATTTATATGTGCAACAACCTACCCTATGCAGTGCCGCTTGAATACGGACACAGCCAACAAGCCCCGAAAGGCATGGTTCGGATAACGGCGGCAGAAATGACTCTTGTAGCTGAAAACATAGCGGCGGGGCTAGCGAAATGAGTTCTCCAGATTCAGCGATCAGAACAGCACTGTCGACCAGACTCAAATCACTCCCAGGTCTTCCGCAGCACCCTCAAGGATTGGCGCTGAACGGATGGGCGGAAGCGGTGGTTTGGGAGAATAAGCAGTTTACACCGCCAACGGCCCTACCCTACTTGGCCCCGAACCTAATCACCGGCAAGCCGATACAGGCTGAAGTGGGAGAAGCAGGGAGAAACCTGCATGTTGGTATTTACCAAATCAGCATCTTTTCCCCAGCGAAGGCAGGGGTATTGTCCATGAACACTTTGAGGGATGGGATCATCGATCACTTCAAGCGTGGGACGATCCTTACTTCCGGCCTGGTGAACCTGACGATTCAAAAGGCCTACGCTGGCCCAATGATGCAAGAACCCGATTGGGCTCAACTACCTATCACGGTTGAATACAAACTATTCGCAGCAAATTAAGGAGATACAATGGCTATTGTAAGCGCAGACGGAAGCAAAACCCTCTACACCTATTTCCCCGAAACAGTTGCCGGAACCCCGGTGACCGGCGCATACCAAACCCTTCGGGCAAAAGCCGGGGTTAAATTCGACCTGGCCCGCAACACCTTCGCCAGCCAGGATCTTCGTTCTGATCGGCAGGAGTCGGCCCTTGTTTACGGCACCAAGTCCGGATCCATCTCGCTCCCGATTGAGTGGAGCTATGGCACCTATGATGGGATGATGGAAGCCGTCATGGGTGGGACCTGGACCGCAGACGTTTTGAAAATCGGCAACGTAGTACGCACTTTCTCTTTTGAAGAAACCGCCAGCGACATTGGTATCACCGAGTTGGTCAAGGGTGTCCAGTTTGGCGAAATGTCTTTCAGTCAGAAGGTTGATGCTATTGCAGAAGGCACCATCTCGGGCATGTTCCGGGACGTCCAGATCGCCCAGACCAAAGGCGTCAACATTGCCGTTGATTCGACCGCCAAGACCATCACCCGGGCCACTGCTGGCTTCAACACTGTTGACGGCTTCCCGCTTGTGACCGCCGGTGTGCCTGTCCTGAAAGTAAGCATGAAGGGCAACACCGACGCCGGCAACAACGACACCGTCTGGACCGTCACCACCCTGACCGACACCGTCATTACCATGACCACCATGGCCGGTGCCGTCACCAAGACCACCACCGCCGGGGTCACCGTCAACCAGTCCTCAATCGCATCTTCTGTTGTAGCTGCCACCAGCAATACCCCGTTCGATTCCTTCAGCGGCTCTATTGCTGAGGGTGGCACTACTATTGCCCATGTAACCGGTTGGGACCTGAAGGTAGCCCAGGAAGTGAAGCCCAACTTCGCATTGGGATCTGATGCCGCTCAGTCCGTTTCTGTAGGAACCTTCAAGGTGGCCGGCAACATCACTGTTTATTACGTCGATCAGGTTATGCGTAAGAAGTTCACCAATGGCATCGGCACTTCTCTTTCCCTTGTTATGGGCAAGACCACCGCAACCGGCGGCAACGGCAAGTATACCTTCGATTTGGGTACGGTCAAGTACTCCAGCAACAGCCGTGACAATAGCGCAGCCGCTCGTATCGAAAGTTTGGCTTTCACCGCCACTTACGACACCACCAACGCTTCTACGCTCAAGATTACTCGGGCTGTATAATTATTTATCGAGTTAATTGATTAACCACCCCGGAGGTGTTCTCCGGGGTTAAATTCAACGAGTAAAAAGGAAACATAATGACCGTAAAGAGCTTTTCCCTGGCCGACCTCAACCTGCAAAAGAAGTGTGAAGATGCTGTTGAATTTGAACCGACTACCTCGACCGGCAAAGGCTTGGGAATTTACCTGACCGTTCTTGGCGCACATGCCCCTGCCGTACAGAAATGGGTCAACAAAAGCCTCAATGAGCGCCGCCGGGCGGAAGCCCTCCAGGCACGACGTGGCAAGAATGGCGACATCCGGCCCATTGAAGAGGACATCGATTTTGGCGTTGAGGTTGTCGCAATCCGGATCACCGGCTGGCGCGGGATCACCGAAGAGTTCAGTCAGGATCGCGCTCTTGAGCTGTGCCAGATC